TGTGGTACAAGAAATATCCGCCGCAAGACCTTTCAAGTGGCTTGATTCTTTTTTTCCGCCAACTTTTGCATTGTGTTGGGCGGTTCTAAAACCCGAATTGATCTTCATTGGCTTGCCGTAAATTTCACGGGCGAAATCTAGCATATCCAAAAACGCCTTGTCCATTTTTATTCCCGAACCTTCAAGGTCGGGTGAATCGAATTCGTTGAATGTAAAGTGTTTCATTTTATAAGTTCATTAAGTCTTGAAATATCTTTTCGAATCCTTTCGCGTTCTAGTTTAAAATCAATCACTTCGTTTTCCAGTATCCGAATATCCGGAAAAATATAAGTGTTTTGATTGTATCGTAAGGATCGCAATTCATCTTCATTGTCGGCAATCCTATTTTCAAGACCAAAATAAAGGTAAACCGCAGTTCCAACTAAAACCACAATTTGAATCAACCACTTGATATTGATCGATAAACTTGAATCGTCGTTTAGTTTGGGTGAAGTCATTTAGGCGCCTTTTTTCTTTTTCCAGTCCTTGAATTCATCGCGAACGTAATAAAACGTTTGCTTTCCTAAAAGACCAAAAAAACCACCGATTAAACCAACGGCGGCGGCTTGAACCCAACCCATCATATTTATTGACGTCGCGGCGGTAAAAATAAACCCGCTAAAGAACGAAATTCTGTTATCTAAATCCATAGCACAAAAATAGGAAACTAAATTTTTTCGCATTTTACGTTTATATTAATGATTGCGCGGAAATAGGTGTGATCGTCAAAGTCATCTTCAAGGTAATTAACCCCTTCATTGGTGATCCCGTAAACATTAAAACCTTGCGCCGATAAGTCAATATAACCCGCCGATCTTGTTCGGATTTGGTTTAATATCGAATCAACGATTTGGTTGCATTGCAATTCACCGCCCGAATTACCATCAAACCTTGTGATCACTTCAAGGCGAAGTTGACCTTCAAGATTAAACGCCGATCGGTTTAAATCGATTTCGTTGTTCGCAACCGAATATATCCTTACAAGCGGATAAGAAGCGTTTCGCGGGATTACGTTGTAAACCGATACCGAAGTACCGCCAACGGATAAATTGCCGCTTAAACGGTCTATAAACGCCTTGCGGATATGGTGCAAGATTTCATTCATTTGCAATTCTTTTAAGGCGGTTTTCAACCCGCGTTAGCATATTCATATAAGCCTTGCGCGCCGATACATAAAAAAACGGGCGTGGCTTTAAATTAACTTCTTTGATTCCCTTTCCTTTGAATTGGGCAATGTACGAATCCGGAATACCTAATTCAGTTGCATCGTTTGGCGAAACGTATTTTGATCCAGTTCCGAATTCTACATAAGGCGCGTAATAAGCCGTTGAATACATTTCGGCGCCATCCGATAAATTTCTTAATTGGATCGAACCTTTTAGCGTTGAACCATATTCACCTTTTCCGGCAACCGGCGCTGAAGCTATTGCCATCGCTTGTGCGTTTAACATCGCGCGATTGACTTCAGTTATCGCATCCCTTTGCGAAAACTTGTACAACTTCTTGAACTTCTTTTGAAGTTTATTGTAATCGGCGGTATTTATAGCAACGTCAAACATTAGGCGATTTTCGTTGCGCGTATTGTGGTCATAAAGTCTTGTTTCGAATCAAATATTTCGGTAACGCGATACGTTCCGGTTTGTGATTCGATTTGCAAAACGTCATCGTGGCGAATATTTTCCGCCGTTTTTTTACGAACGGTTAATTCAATATCGTTGTAAATGGCGCGTTGTCCGTTTTCGTTTTTCACTTCGCCGCCCAATTCTTTTTTGTTCGCCCAAATAGTCGAATAATCGGCAATTGTCGAAACGGTTCCGCCATACGAATCGGAAGTTTCGGAAAGCCGCTTGATCGTCACCCTTGTATTTAAATTTCCCGCTTGCATTAAATAAACATCGTTTTATAACTTGATAAAATGCTTTTCACGTTGGTTGGAATTTCATTTACCGATTCGCTAGTAAAGTCCGAACGGTTATCATAATACGTTGAAACAAGTTGAAGAATCGCTTGCTTTAAAAGTCCATCCGATAAGCCAGTTGTCACATAAGTAACTTTGACGTTTTCGGCGGCACCCCCATCAAGTTCGATTGTTTCATTGTCAAGACCAAGAACCGTGTAATCCGATTCATTGCCTTCAATGGTTACGGCGCTAATTGAAGCAACCGGCGCAAATGGTAAATCAAACATCCCGTTTGTGGTGTGCAAATAGTACGTTCTATTTTTCGCCACAATATCGCGTGAAATATAGTTTTCGCACCAAATACGCGCTTGGGTGATCATTAAACCAATGATCGTATCGTCGGCACTTGTATCGATGCGAACGTAATCTTTAACTTCTTGAACCGTTACAATTTCGCTTCCAGTAACGGAATTAATCTTGACTTGTCGCATCTTTTGTTTCGTTTTCGAACTTTAGTTCTTTAGTTTCAATTTCGGTTTTTTCTTCTTTGTCCGCCTTCTTTTCAACTTTAGTACCCCAACCCATTCGAATCCATTTGTCGGCGTGTTGCTCCAATACATCAATTGTGGCGCCTATTTTAACGCCGTGATCTTGGGCAACTTTTTCGTTTTTAACCTTGAATTTCATATCGTATTGTTTTGATCAAAGATAAAAAAAATGCGCCACAAGGATTTGAAGCGCATTTTTCGTTAACTAAACAACTTAACTATTATGATGAAGAATAATTGAAATCAAAGTTATTAAAATAAATTGAATTTTTTCCATCCAATGAAAAACGAATCGCTTTCATTGATCCGGTATTTGGAAAAACAAAAAAAGCCGCAAAATATTCTGAATAAACGGCGAAGAAATCAACGGAATTTAAATTGTATCGTTCGCTTTTGCCTTCTAACGGAATATGAACCGTTTTGCGCCCTTGTCTTGGTTCGTTGGCGGTGTATTTTATTTGAACCTTATAAATACCATTGTGGGTATCTACAATTGCATCGTAGGGGCTAGAATCTAGCAATGGCATCGAAACAATATAGTTCCGCCTTGTACATTCCGTTGCGAAGTGATATTCGGTAGCGCAACCCTTGTAATTAGTTATGCCGATCACATCGTAAAGTTAAACAAAAAATAAAGGAGCGCTTGCGCACCCCCTTATCGAACCAAAACAAATTAAAAATCACGTTATGAAAACGTAATGCGGTGATCTTCTTCGCATTCATCCGAACAATAATATCCGGTGCTATAAAGTCCACAATTCGGGCAACGGGTTAAATATTCCCCGTGGTTGCCAATTGAATTGTAGTATTCTTCTAATGGATCGCTAAAACTAGACATTTTTTCGGCTTTGTTTAATGATTTCTTCGACGTATTGTTTTTTTGCCTTGCGCCCAAGGATTTGGATATAAGGCAAGTTGCAGTTGTCACCAGTAGCGATAATTTCATTTATCGTGTCAATTAAAGATTCCATAAGATCTTGAACAATAAAAGTGAAGCCATAACGCCTAGAACAACCGCCATTGTGAAAATAAAAAACATTTCTACAAGGAATCGCGTTGTCTTTTTCCAATCCGCCCGTTTCATACGAAAAAGAAGTTTCTAATGATTAACAAGGCTAATCCAAAGGCGACCATCGCCAATCCAACGGTTGAACCGTAGTCTAATTTTTCAATAATTTGCTTTTCGCGTTTTTCAAGGTTTTTCATACTTTTTCGGTAAAGTCGGAATTTGCACATCCGGTTGAACAATAATCTTTGTAGTGTGGTATTTCTTTTCCGCATTCGGGGCAATCGTGATACCAACCATCCCATTGCGGATCAAATGCTTCCATAATTAGTTTTTTAAAAGCCCCCCGAAGGGGGCGTTGGTTTAAAGTTTATATTCCGATTTTACAAAATCAGTAAGTTCATTAACCACTTTGTTAAAATCATAATCAGTCTTTAAAATTGATTCTTCATAAGCTGACCATTGACCTTGACAAGCCCAAGCCGTACATTGATACTTCCATACAACAAGAAATCTATCCCCTTTATCTTCAATAGTCGGCTTACATAAACCTAATTTTGGGTTGTTGTTAATAATCGGTAATTCTAAAATTGCTTTCATAAGGCGTAAATTTTGATTTTTAATTTGTTTTATTGTTTTGTTCACTACAAATATAAAATACTTTTTTGAATCACAAAACTTTTTTTAAAAAAAAATAAAATTTATTTAAATCGGTGATTGTGTTCACCAAAAACATATATAATCGGTGAATATTGCATATCGCGATACG